AAGGAGAAGAATACGACAAACTGGCTGACACTTGTGCAGGGCTTTACAGGGCTGATGAACAGGACTCAGGAGCAGAAGAAGCCTACGATAACGCCTTTGAAGAGGCTGTAATGGGTGGGTTTGGAGCGTGGAGGCTTAGGACTGAGTATCAGAATGAGGAAGACCCGGAAGACGACAAGCAGCGTGTCTGCATCGAGCCGATCTTTGACGCTGACACAAGTGTCTACTTCGACTTGGGCGCCAAGAGACAGGATAAGGCAGATGCCAAGCGTTGCTTTGTGCTGACCAGCATGACTCATGAAGCCTACAAGGCTGAGTGGGACGATGATCCCTCAACCTGGCCCAAGACGATCACTCGCTCCCAGTTCGACTGGTACACTCCCTCTGTTGTCTACGTTGCTGAGTACTACAAAGTCGAAGAAGTTTCTGAGCAGATTCGGATCTACAAGGACTTCAACGGCGAAGAAGAGTCGCTCCGGCCTGAAGAACTCGACAAAGAAGAGGAGATGCTTGCTACTGGCTGGAAAGAAGTCCGGCGCAAGAAGGTTAAGACGCGCAAGGTCCGCAAATACATCATGTCTGGGGCCAAGATCCTTGAGGACTGTGGCTACATTGCCGGCAAGAACATCCCGATCATCCCTGTGTACGGGAAGCGTTGGTTTGTAGACAACGTCGAGCGTTGTATGGGGCATGTGCGACTGGCTAAGGACGCCCAGCGGCTCAAGAACATGCAGTTGAGTAAGCTGGGTGAGATCAGTGCGCTCTCTGCGATGGAGAAACCGATTTTGGTCCCTGAACAGGTAGCCGGCCACCAGTTGATGTGGGCAGAGGATAACCTCAAGAACTACCCATACCTGCTGATTAACACACTTACCGACGCCAACGGCAGCCCTATGGTAGCCGGTCCCGTGGCCTACACCAAGCCTCCCGCCCTGCCCCCCTCGATGGCTGCTCTGCTTCAGTTGACTGAAGTAGACATGCAAGAGATCCTCGGCTCCCCAGGGCAGGGGGACAAGATGGTCAGTCACTTGAGTGGAAAAACTGTGGAACTGATCCAACAGCGCCTCGACATGCAGACTTTCATTTACATGTCCAACATGGCAAAGGCTGTGAAGCGGTGTGGCGAAGTCTGGCTTTCTATCGCTCGTGACATCTTTATCGAAGAAGGCCGCAAGATGAAGACAGTCCACGAGTCCGGCAAGATGGAGCCCATCGAGCTGCTTAAGCCTGTGGTCAATGAAGAGGGCGAGATCGAGTACGAAAACGATATGTCTCAGGCAGAGTATGACGTTGTCGTCTCTGTTGGACCTAGCAGTGCCACCAAGCGGCTCGCTACTGTCCGAGCGCTGACTGACATGATGACCATGACTCAGGATCCTGAGATGACTCAGGTGCTTTCTGCTATGGCAATGCTCAACATGGAAGGCGAAGGGATCAGTGACGTTCGCGACTACTTCCGCAAGAAGCTCCTAATGATGGGAGTGCTCAAGCCTACAGAGGCAGAGGCGCAGGAAATGGCTGTAGCGGCTCAGAATGCCCAGCCTGACCCGCAGGCGCAGTACTTGCAGGCAGCCAGTGAAGAGGCCATTGCACGGGCTTCTAAAGCGCAGGCAGACAGCATTCTCGCAGTGGCTAAGGCTGAAGAGGCACGCGCCAAGACGACAGAGACGCTTTCCAAGGTCAGTACGACCGATCAGGACCGCATTTTTGCGCTTGCTGACCGCTTGACTCAGCCCGCCCAGCCAATGCAATAGTTAATTTCTATTGCGTTGAGATAGTTTTAGACATATGAATAGCACCACACCGGCAGAAGATAATACCACAGAAGAAGTATCCGATAATATCGAAGTCGTAACAGAGGCCGTAGAGAATACGGAGCCTGAGAAAACTGAAGATACCGGAGAGGAAACTGTAGTAACTATCGCAGGGGAATCGCCACCCCAGGAAGAGGAAGAGAAGCAGGCGCCCGAATGGGTGCGTAACCTGAGAAAGAATTACCGCGAGTTGCAGCGTGAGAAGCGCGAACTTGAGGAAAGACTCAAATCTGTTTCACCGGCTCCAGAGAATAATCCTGTTGTTGCTGGCAAGAAACCGACACTTGAGGACTGCGATTACGATTCAGATAGGTTCGAGAACGAACTTGCTGGCTGGTTTGAACGCAAGCGTCAGTCTGAAGAGGCTGAAGCGAAGCTAAGGGCTAAACAGCAGGAGGAAGCAGAATCCTGGCAGAAGAAGTTAGCCGGCTACAATGAGTCCAAGACTGGACTTAAAGTATCTGACTTTCAAGACGCTGAGGAAACTGTTCTTGAAACTCTGAATGTGACTCAGCAGGGAATCATTCTTCAGGGTGCTCAAAACCCGGCAATAGTTGTGTATGCTTTGGGCAAAAATCCAAAGAAAGCAAAAGAACTTGGTGAGATCACTGATCCTGTTAAGTTCGCATTTGCTGTAGCAAAACTTGAAACCCAATTGACTGTGACCTCTCGAAAACAAGCTCCTCCTCCTGAAAAAAAGATTAACGGAAACGGTAGTCTTGATTCGTCCAACGCTCAGTTGGAACGGTTGCGTGAAGAAGCAGCACGCACCGGCGACATGACGAAAGTTATTGCTTACAAACGTCAGTTAAAAAACCAATCCTAGTATATGGCTAATGCATTTAGTAAAGAAGAACGGGTAGCCTTTGAAAACCTCCTTGAAGGTTTCCAAGACGCCCTTGTCCTGTCCCGTAACGTCTCGATCTACACCACGGATCAGACGATGATGGAGCGCACCAACAACACGATCTGGAGGCCGCAGCCTTATATCAGCCGCTCGTACTCGGGCACTGATATGACCTCGAACTTCTTCGATTACACCCAGCTTGCCGTTCCTGCGACAATCGGGTTCAACCAGTCTGTTCCTTGGATCATGACTGCGACTGAACTGCGTGACGCTCTTCAGGAACAGCGCCTCGGTGATTCGGCCAAGCAGAAGCTCGCGTCCGACATCAACGTCGCCGTCTTGAACGTGGCCTCCCGGCAGGGCACGCTCGTCGTGAAGCGTCTCTCGGCAGCCTCTGGTTTTGATGATGTCGCCCAGTGCGAAGCCATTTTCAACGAGCAGGGCGTGAACTTCGATTCGCGTTACTTGGCGCTATCCACTCGCGACTACAACGGCATGGCGAGCAACCTCGCTGGTCGTCAGACGCTTCAGGGCAAGACGTTGACCGCTTATGACCGCGCCTTCATCGGCCAGGTTGCGAGCTTCGACACCTTCAAGCTCGACTACTCCAACCGTATCGCTGCTGCTGCTGGTGGTTCTAGCATCACGATTGATACTCGTGACGCTGCTTTGAACTACCAGATTCCTCGGGCCGTTACTGCGTCCCCGACGACCTCTGAGCGCCTCAACGTGGACAACCGTTACCAGACGGTGACTGTCAGCAGCACGACTAACGTCGCCGCTGGTGATTGTTTCACTATTGCTGCTGTGAACGCTGTGCATCACATCACCAAGCAGGACACTGGTCAGTTGAAGACCTTCCGGGTCATCAGCATCACCAATGGCACCCAGATGGTGATCTCGCCCGGTATCGTGTCCAACCAGGTCGCGTCCCCAGCTTCGACTGAGTACCAGAACTGCGTTGTCAACACGAAGGCCGCTAACAGCGCCATTGTGTTCCTCAACACTGTTGCCGCTCCCATCAACTGCTTCTGGCAGAAGGACGCGATTGAGATCCTCCCGGGTCGCTACGCGGTTCCCTCGGACGCCGGCGCCAACGTGATGCGTGCTTCTACCGATCAGGGCATTGAACTGGTCATGCAGAAGCAATACGACATCAACACCATGAAGACTCGCTACCGCTTGGACACCATTTTCGGTGTCGTCAACAAGCAGCCTGAGATGAGCGGGATCATCCTGTTCGGTCAGATTCCCTAAGGCTTAGTCCTTAATCACACTGGGGAGGGTAGTTGACTCTACCCTCCCTTTTGTGTATTCAATCTGTATGCCACTGAAAAAAGGTTATTCCCCAAAAACAATCTCTAGCAATATCAGCAAAGAGGTTAAGGCTGGCCGGCCACAGAAACAGGCCATTGCTATTGCTCTGAGCACAGCTCGCAAGGCAAAAAAAGACGCAGGTAACCCCGTTGGAAAGCTCAAGAAATGACTGAGTTTCCTGCTTTGGTTTACAGGGTTCCCGGCAAGCATTTAGGTGCAGGTGGAACATACGATTTTGAAGGCGTAAACAACGCTGAAGAACTACAAGCTAAGCTCAAAGAAGGCTGGTTTTGGTCTCTTACAGAGGCTATTGAGTCCAAAGAGATAGCTCCAGTTGCAGAAGCTAAAGAATCAGATGACATTGCACCTCCTACTCGCCAAGAGCTTGAGCAAAAAGCTACTGAACTTGGCATTAAGTTTGATGGCAGGTTTTCTGATAAGAAAATCGCGCAGCTAATCGACGAAGCACTGGCTAAATAAAATGGGCTACACCAAGAAACAGATCATTGAGCAAGCCTTTGAGGAAATGGGCCTTGCATCCTACGTCTTTGATCTGACGGCAGATCAGTTTGAGAGCGCATTGAGGCGCCTCGACTTGATGGTGGCCTCTTGGTATCTCAAAAACATCCGTATTGGCTATCCTCTGCCGATTAGCCCTGAAAACAGCAACATCGACCAAGAGGTTGATACGCCCATGCAGGCCAACGAGGCCCTAGTGCTCAATCTGGCTGTTCGCTTGGCGCCTTCCTATGGTAAATCGTTGTCTCCCGACACAAAAGCGAATGCCAAATTGACGTATGACCAGCTTTTGATTCAAGCTGCTGCACCGATTCAGTTGCAATACGATAAAACCTTGCCACTTGGGGCTGGATACAAGCGCACAGAGCGTGTATTTGTAGACGTACCGAATTTAGATCCAGTACAAGTACAGCCCAACGGCCAAATCCTCTTCAGGAACTCCTAGCATGTCCATTGAACGCCTTTCACTAATCGACACGGTCACGGCATCGACAAACTTTGCCGTAAACGTCAATGGACAGGACTACCGGGTTCTCGCCCAGTCCGTTTACGACTACATCATCAATGCCACAGAGGAGTTTGGCGGTGGAGATGGCATTCTTGGGGACAAGACGATTCAATACTTTGCTCCCTCTGCGACTGGTTGGTCTGTAGCTGTTGCGGCTGAAAGCCAGAGCGCATGGCTCGTTATTACGCCTACAGCAGGTTTTGCTACCGGCACAATTACGATGCCGGCATTGATTAACGTGAAGGAAGGTCAGGAAGTGCTGGTAAACTGCACGCAGTCTGTGGGTGCGCTTACTGTGCTTGGCAACGGCGCAAACGTGATTGGCGCTCCTGCGTCACTGGCTGCAAACGGCTTCTTCCTGATGAAGTTTGAACCAATTCTCAGCAATTGGTATCGTGTTGGATAACTACTAAATTTATGGGCCTCGCTTTTCAACCCGCTTACAGCCTCGGCGTCACTGTTACGCCAGATGTGACCTCTGCCTCTGTGACACTTGGATTCACTTCTGAGTCCGTTGTGTTCACCAACCTCGGATCAACCATTGTATACGTGCGCGTTGGGACCGCTACCAGTGGCGCACCTGCGACAACTGCCGGTTATCCAGTACTTGTGGGATCACAGGTCTCAATCGGCAAGGATCAGGACGACGACACGGTTTCGTTCATCTCTCCTGCTGGTCCTGGGTCGCTGCACATCATCCAAGGCATCGGGCTGTGATCCGCTTCCTGTCACGGCGCCGGTCCAAGACTCCTGCAACGGCTGGCGCAGTGCCTCCTGTCGTTACATTCACTTACCTGCGTCCCGACGGGACTTCTCAGTTCCGGCGCCCTGACGGCACCTCAATCTACATCCGACCCTAGCCATGCCAAATCTCACGGTTTCAGCAGACATTGACTCTTTCATGCAGGCAGCCAACAACGCTGCTGCGAGAACCGCTTTAGGCGTGCCAGCGGCAACAAACGTGCAGACGTTTGTTAGCAGCGGGACATGGACCAAGCCCGCTGGAGCGGTTGCTGTTGATGTTGTTGTGTTATCTGCTGGCGGCGGCGGTGGATCTGGGCGCAAGGCTGGCGTTGGAACTCAAGCCTCAGGCGGGGGCGGCGGGGGCGGCGGATCATATTCTTTTCGCAACATTTCTGCTGCACTGCTTGGCGCAACAGAAACTGTTACTGTTGGCATTGGAGGAACTGGCGGCGCATCTGTGACCACCAACAGCACAAACGGAAATATTGGAGTTACTGGAGGCAACTCTTCGTTCGGAACTTGGATTCAAGTTGCTGGTGGAGGTGGAGCCGGAGCTGCTACAACCGCAAGTGGTCCAGCCGGCGCATCGGCAAGTGCGCGTGCTATGTTTGTGGGCGGAAATGGTTCTGCTGGTGCTGGCGGCGCTGGGGTGGGTGGTACAAATAGCAATCCAGCGGGAGCAGGTGGCGGAAGTGGGGGCGGACTTCCCGCAGGCGCAGCAGTTGGGTTTGCTGGCGGCAACGGCGGCACTGCTCTTGGATCTTGGTTGTCAGGAGGAACTGCTACAGGAGGGGTAATTGGAGGCAACGGAGGAAGTGCTCCAAATGTTGCCGCAAACTTTGCTGCTGCTGGCAGTGCTGGAGCGGGTGGCGGCTCGAGCGTCACTGGCAATGCTGGCAATGGCGGGAATGGAGGCACTTACGGGGGCGCAGGTGGTGGTGGCGGCGCAGGGCTTGATTCCGTGGGCAACTCTGGCGCAGGCGGCAATGGAGCAGACGGCATTGTTGTGGTTACAACCTACTTCTAAAAAATGAGATACGCAATTTTAGACGACTTAACAAAAGTTGTATTGAACCTCATCCGCTGGGATGGAGTTACTCCATACACGCCTTCTGCTGGCACCAGCTTGCTGAATGTGACGGATATTTTTTGTGACATCGGATGGATTCAGCAGCCAGACGGCTCATTTGCTCCTCCGCAGATTTAACTTTCCCCCGGACAAACGCAGTAAACAAAAACCAATATGGCTAATCAGTTCCTTCTAAAGTATAGCGCCACTTCTGGCGTTGTCCCAACGTCCGCAGAGTTGCCTCTGCGCCAAATCGCTCTGAACACTGCCGATGGCAAGCTGTTCATCAAAAAGAATGACGGTACGATTCTCAGCTTTGAGAGCGCGTCCGCATTTGCTCGTGCGGTTCACACCCATGTCATCTCCGATGTCACTGGGCTTCAGGACGCTCTTGACACGCTGACGACGGCAGCCGCTGCTGCTCAGTCTGGTGCAGACGCTTCCTTGAAGATCGCTTCCAACCTGAGTGATCTTGCCAGCGTTTCCGCTGCCCGGACCAACCTCAGTGTTGACAGTAGCGCAGAAGTTGACGGCAAGATCAGCACCTCCAAAAGTGCTTCCGACGCCTACACCGACGCCGCCATCGCAGCCCTGATCAATGGGAGTCCTGCGACACTCGACACCCTGAAGGAAATTGCTGACGCCTTGGCCGCTGGCTCGGACGTTGCAACTGCCCTCGCGGAAAGCATCGCTGGCGTTTCTTCCCGCGTCACCACGCTGGAAGGCCAGAACCTTGACTCCCGTCTTTCGACTGCTGAAGGCGAAATTGACGCTCTTGAGACAGACGTTGTAGCCGCTCAAAGCGCAGCCGACGCTGCCCAGAGCACTGCCGATCAGGCCGTCCTCGACGCAGCCGCAGCACAGTCTGCTGCTGACGCTGCACAGGCCACTGCGGATAGCGCCGTTTCGGCTGCTGCGACCGCACAGTCTGGCGCTGATGCTTCTGCAAAGAAGTCCGCAAATCTCAGCGATCTTGCTGACGCGGCTGCTTCCCGCTCGAACCTGAGTGTTGATTCGTCCGCTGAAGTGGACAGCAAAATCAGTTCGGCTGTTAGTTCTGCTCAGGGCTCGCTTGAAAGCGACATCGAAGACGTAAGTGACCGGGTTTCGACTCTCGAAGGTCAAAACCTTGACTCCCGCCTCACCAGTGCAGAAGGCTCGATTGCTGGCCTGGGCACGATGTCTGCACAGGATGCAAACAACGTCAACATCACTGGCGGCCTGATCGGCGCTGGTTCCGTTCCTACCGATTCGGGTGTGATTCTGACTGAGAATAGCACCTTGGACGGGGGCACCTTCTCGGGTTTTAATGGCGGGGGTGGTGGAGGCAACACCACTCCCGTGATCGGCGCCTACTTCTACGCCAGCTCTGGAAACGATTGGAGCACGCTTGCTAACTGGTATGGCGATAGCGCCCGTACTCAGGCAGCAACGCAGCTTCCAGACGGAACCACTGACGTAACACTGCTCAGTTCCGGGTCTGCCGACCTGGACACTTGGACGCAGCCGCAGAGCATTAACATTGGGTCGAATGACCTGACGTTGACCTCGGTGGCAAATCCTTCGGCTAACTTGACCTGTTCCGTTAGCGGCACAACAGGTATCGTCACGCTCAACGGCGTGGCGTTTAATCGCTAACACAACTGCGGGGGTGGCCGGCTAAACACCGGCCATCCCTGCTCTTTTTTCTTTCTATTATGGTTCAAAACATCTCAATCGCATGTGACGCCACTTTTGGCGACGGCTCAGAAAACTTTGGCACCGTCACTGGGAACGTGACGTTTCAGGATGGCTCTGCGAACAGCGGGACAGTGACTGGCAATGCTACGTTTGAAGGCACTGCTGAGAACAAGGTGGGCGCAACTGTTACTGGCAACGCTACGTTTGCAGAGGGAACAGCAGTCAATAATGGAACTGTGAGTGGTTCTGTTGCTTTGTTTGGGCCATTTACAACATGGTTGGCTGCCAACTCTGGAGTAGGCCAGTACACTGGCGATGGATACAAGAACGGCCAGTGGGCATACAACTCTACTGAGCACAACTCGCAGGTTGATGCACAAGCTGCTCAAGTTGCGGCAGAGGAAACAGCATACCAAGCATGGCTGGCTGCAAATACCGGCGTAAACGAGTACGGTGGTGCGGGCGCAAAGAACGGCCAATGGGCATGGAACCAGACTGGGTACTTTTTTCAGTCACAAGCCGAAACTGCTGCATATAATGCGTGGATTACTGCAAATGTGGGAGTCAATCAGTATTCAACAAGCTATAGTGCGGCAGGTTCAAAGAACGGTCAGTGGGCATGGAACCAGGCAGAGTACGCCAACGAACAAAGCGCGTTGGTAGCCCAGGACATGGACTTCTCAAACTGGACTTCTGCAAATCCCAGCACTGTTCGCGAGTACTTGGTGGCTGGCGCCCATTACGGGAAGTGGGCTTACAACTACATTACCTACAGCACGCAGGCTGAAGCACAGGCTGCCTACGACGCTGCTAATCCTCCTCAGTAACACTTCAACACATCAAGCCGCTGTTCAATCCGGCGGCTTGATTTGTTTTGAGTTAGTGCTACATGAAAGAGATGCCAACTATTCTGTTGAATAACAAAGTAAACGACGGCTCTGCCCCAAGTCCGTCAGACGTAGCTGTTAGGGAACTAG